TTAGCTTCCTCTATTGAATAGCCAAGTTGGTGCTGAGTATATTCTGTGATTAACTTCATTATGCTCCCATTAATTTGATGAATTCTTTCACTGCTTTTTCAGCTGCTGCTTGATCTTTATATTTGTCAAGCAATACGCCATCAATATATAGATTAAACTTGCTGGTAATAACTGCAGTTACATTCTTCTTCTTTCCAAGTTTGGTTATTTCCTTGGCTACCTTTTCACCTTTGGGTAATTTTAATTTAGCTTCTAATACTTCATTAAATGATTCTTTAAACGTTAGCATCTGTAGTTGGTTCCCCTTCTGGTACATCAATAGATGCCCCGTACATTTTAGAAGCAACTTCTTTCTTATGTGTATCTAATGCACTTAGTATCTTATCTTGCATCAAGCTATTAAAAGTGTTATTGCTCTTTTGTGCATCACCCTGTTTTATATTGTCAATTAGTGTTTTTGTTGTCATAATCTCTTTGTATAGTATTTATAAAAATTGTTATTCTGAGGAATTCTACTGTATTATATAGCAGAATTCGCCAGATCTGGATTAATATCATCATCTTTCATAGGATCTTCTTTATTATCCTTAGCAATTTGCTTGATATCTTCGTCAGTTAACTTCAGAATATTTCGACGTACCCAGTCTTTCGACCAGAACATACCAATATATTCGTCCATCATCTGCACCATTTCTATACGTTCCTTAAGGATCTCTCCATCTTTAAGTTCAGCATAGTAATTGTCTCTGGAGTACTCAACAACGATTTCTTCACGGATATTTACCCAATCACTTGGCACAATAATCTTTTTAAGGATTAACTGCCTCTTCAGTGCTTCATAGAATAATGTTGAGAACTTACCACGGCAACGATCTATAAACTTTTGAAATTTAAGTTCGTCACGAGTGATTTCGGAAGAGCGTCCAACAGAGAATGCATCAGCTTCTGTTAGTCTGCTCATAGGGATATTTAAAGCCCTGTATAATTTGTTTTGGAAGTATTGTATATCTTCAATCTCACCAAGATTTGTACCGCCAGGAAGAGTATCGATTTCAGTACCACGACCACCTTCTCTACGTGGTAACCAGAAGTCTTCCATAACGTTGCGATGAATTTTCTCATCTTTGATAGCACCGGTAGTAGGATCATATACAATCTTATTACGATACTTATTCATAGTACTGTTGAGGTATTCCTCAGCCTTACCCTTAGGAAGATTACCTACATCAATATAAAATATACGACGTTCAGGTGCTCTTGATATACGATAGATGACTAGTGAGTCTTCCATCATACTTAATTGGTTTAATGGTTTAAGTGCTTTGTTTAGATAGCCTACAACCTTATTGCGTTCGTCATTAAGAAGACCTGAGTTGACCTGGATAATAGCATCAGGGTGAATCTTTAAACCTTCTGAATTATTAACCATTGCATCATCTTGGTATAGATAATACTCTTCACCTTCTTTTGTAAGCTCAGCTCCAGTCTTAGGATCTTTAACCTTCTCAACCTCTTTGATCTTACGAATTTTAGTCGGATCAATCTGTCTCATTTCTAATATACCAGCATCTGCTTTAGCATCATTAATAATAACATGGAAGAATAGTCTTCCATCTATATACCAACGTCTAAATAAATCATATGCTGTCATAGAAAAATTAGTTAGGTTTAGAATTCTATCGAACTCTTCCATGATTAGATCTTTAACACTATCTTTCTGATCTAAATTATCTAAGTTTAGTTTAACAATAATACCATTCTCATCTGTAATAGCTTCATTACATATATCTTCAATCGCCATATCCACTTCAGGATATGCAGATATCGAACGATACTTCATTATTAGATCTTTGTCTGATTGAAATTTATCTCCCTGAATATCCATATACTGACCAAAGTAACCACCAGTAGGGGAAATTTCATATGCGCCGTCCTCATTCTCTGCTGCGAATGATACTGCTTTCTTTTTGTCGTCTATAGCTTTTCTTTTAAAGCTAAATCCAAATAAACTGTTGTCTGCCATTTAATATCCTATTTTCACTCTTTCTTAAATATATTTATAACACTTAAGAAAGAGTGCCTTTCGGCACTCCTTGTATTATATCGATGATTTACGTTGTAGTATCAGACTCCCAATATTGAACTTGTAGTTCAACAGTGAATTCTTCAATAACATTTTCCGCTTCGTACGAAAGTTCAATCGCACCCAATGTAGTTGGAAAACAACCTCTGATATCGTATTTTTTAATACTAGTACCAGCTTTATCAAGTTGTTCAACGACCATGTCAGCCATATAACTATCTGGCTTGATTATACCAGTATTAGAATTATGTCCGTTAATCATGTTCATCCAATCTTCATATGCGTTACGCACATCAAAGTCATTGTCATTAATGACCGTGATTGTCCATGGTTCAAATGTTCTATCACCAGCTATTTGTAACGTACGACCCCTAAATGGAACTGGAATAGGAGCAATAGTACTTGCTGGTAATGATGCCATCTTCGTCATGTAAGATGCCTTCGTTGAGTTGGGCTTTATAATTAAACCAGGGAAGTTCTGTGTGACCTGGAATAAATTAGGTCTAGCACCGCCACCAATCAATTGGCCTTTCATATCATCTACGCCTAAAATAGCCATCTTTAATTACCTCCTGCGATTTCAGAAAACTCTACGCCAGTTCTCGTGGCAATAAAGTTCAATGTTATATAGTTAATCGAACGTGCAGGCTTAACATAAATGTCAGCAACAAACTTATTAGTATCAATAATGTTACCAGTGTTATTGGTTCCATCACAAACTACTTTAAAGTCCGTAATACCTCTACGACCTTTAACGTCTCTTAAAAATGGTTCAACCATGTTTCTGAATTGAGCCCTTGTAAATTCATCATTAAATTCGAATAATGATGCTTTAGATGCTGTACTAACAGCTTTCTCTAATACGATAAACAATCTACGAACGTTAATTCTATCGAACGCTGAAGGTTTAGCTTGTAGAGTTTTGTCACCAAATAACACTGTACCCGAACCAGGGAAAGTTACAATAGGGTTTACACCCGTCTTGTATAAAGCATCTCTCGCTGCTTGGTTAGGATTCCATGCTAGTTTAGTAACGTTACGAACATTACCACGTGTAAAACCTGCCGGTGAGAACCATGCATCAGCAACTAAATCAGCGTTAGCCGTTAGTCCTGCTGTAGATCCCGCCGCACTAATCCAACGATATACATCATTGTATTTGTCATACACATATAAAGAACTTGAATCTGCAAAGCCATAAGACGTTGAAGTTGAACCTGTTCTCCATGCTGCTACTGCTGTTAAAGCCGCAGCTGCTGTTACGTTTACTGTTGCCGCTCTCTCTGGTGAGACAAAGCCAACCGCATCTTTTCTTGCTGCACATAAAGCTGTAATATAATTACTTAGTGTAATATTATCAGCCGCACTCAATGAAGAGTTTGATTGAAACATTAAGCTCATGTCCATTGTTTCTGCATCTGCAAAGTAATCTAACGCTGTAGTAGTTTCACCTACAGTTAATACGTTATCATCAACAGCACCAGTTAATGGTGCAGCAAATGCAGCTACGTTAGTAAATGCATTACTCGTTGCTGATTCACCTGCATCTGTTAAAGCTGCAGCATGATTACCGACATAGATCCATTTAGATCCTGCATTGATTACATCTTTATAGTATAAAGTTGAACCATCAGATCCTTTAACATCACTTGCTTGTGACAAGTAAGTCCAAGATTCAAGAATGCCATTAGCGGTTCCTGTAAGTGCTCCAGTTACATCATAAACAAATACATGGATTTCATCATTAGAACCACCGACCGCGGCCGCTCCTGCTGATGTACCTGCTTTACTTTCTACTTGTGTTGCTTGCCAAGCTGTTAAAGTTTGTGTTGCTGTTGCAACAGATACTCCTACCGCATTACCATAAGCTCCAGGAAAACGGGCTTGTACCCAGTCTCCAGCTGCTGGTGATTGACCGTCAAAGACAGTCTTGTTTTGTGTGAGAATACCAGTACCTGATGCTGTTGCATTAAGTGCCGATGATCCTACAGCTCTGACAACTTTTAAAGAACTGCCATAACTTAAAAATTGCGCTGCCGAAAGAAAAGACTCGAAAGTCTCTGCTCCTGGTTGCCCAAACGTGTCAACCAATTCCGTTTCCGATGATACAGTAATTACCTCATTAACAGGTCCCCAGGCGAACGATCCTGCCATAGCTCCTGATGTAGATGATACTGACGGAACAACATTGGTCAAATCGATTTCTTTTACCTGTACTCCAGGCGAAACTAGATTAGCCATCTAAACTCCTTCATGTTA